AGGGTTGGCGCGGCCTCGATGACGTCATCGCCTCTCATTACTTCGTCATCAATCAGCAAACGGCGCCTGTCCCGTTCACGCCGACGACGTTCAACGATTTCTATTCCTTCGAGCTCGACAGCGCGCTCAGGGCGCCGTTCCCGGCAGCGCAGCAGAAGTGGGACGCATTCGAACCGCAAGGCGCGATCACCACGATCGTCTTTCCCGAGGGCTGGCGTGGCCTCGACGATGTCGTCTTCTCTGACCTGTGCGTGATCTACCAGCAGACGTCGCTGGTGCCATTCACACCCCCAACGTTCAACGACTACTACTCGTTCGAACTCGATTATGCGTTCAAGTCGCCGGTCCCGGCGGCCCGGCAGCAATGGGATAGCTGGCCCGCAGAAAAGATCGCGACCAGCGTCACGTTCCCGGAAGGCTGGCGCGGCCTCGATGACGGCGTGTTCTCGGATTACTACGTCATCTACCAGCAGACTTCGCTGGTGCCGTTCACGCCGCCGGTCTTCAGCGACTACTATTCGTTTGAGCTCGATTACGCCTTCAAGGCGCCGCTTTCAGCGGCCCAACAGAAATGGGATTCCTGGCCGGCACTAACGACCACGACCACGACCGTTTTCGAGGGCTGGCGCGGGTTTGAAGTCGATCTCTTCGCCAAGCCCTTCCCAGCCGTCGAGCAGAAATGGGATTCATGGCCGGCGATTCCGCCCTACAACACCGTGCTCACCGCTTGGCAGGAGACGACACCGCGCTTTGTGCCGCCCTTCAAGGCAGCCGAACAGCGTTGGGATTATTGGCCTCCGATCCCGCCGTACAACACGGTCCTGACGGCTTGGGTAGAGCAGGAGTACAAGTTCGCCGCTCCGCTCCCGGCGGCGCTGCAGCAGAATATCCAGGCCTTCGAGCCCCGCGGCACCATCACTTCGGTATTCCCGGAGGGCTGGCGCGGCTTTGAGGTAGACCGCTTCGTCGCGCCGTTCCCGGTCGCGCTTCAGAAGTGGGACGCTTGGCCGGCGCAGAAGATTACGATTACCGCGACCCCCTTCCCCGAAGGCTGGCGCGGCTTCGAGACCGACGCATTCGCGAAGCCGTTCCCGATCGCCTATCAGAAATGGGACGCGCACCTACCGCTGCCGGCGGCCATCGTCCCCGTCCCGATCATGTCGGGCGACGTGGTGTTCCACAACCTCTTCATTATTTCCCAAGCAAGTTGGTTCCCACAGACCAAGATCTTCAGCACCTTGCCGGAAGGCTGGCGCGGGTTTGAGACCGACGCTTTCACGAAGCATTATCCTCCGGCCAGCGAACAGCAATGGTCCTCGTTCACACCGCAAGGCAAGATTGTCAGCCTCCTCCCGGATGGATGGCGCGGCTACGAAGTCGACGTCTTCACCAAGCATTACCCGCCGGCCCACGAGCAGCAATGGTCCGCGTGGCTGCCGGAATTCGTCAAGTTCATCGCTCCTGACGGCTGGCGCGGCTACGAGGTAGATCAGTTCACCAAACCGTTCCCCGCGATCGAGCAGCAGTGGGCAAGCTGGCCACCGCAGGTCGTCATCTTCCCGGCCGCGCTCGTTCCTGGTGGCGGCAAGCGCGTCCTGCCGAAGCAATTCCCGCAGCCGCCGTGGGACGTCGAGGAGCGTAAGCCGCCGGTCTGGCCGATCTGGGACCGCGTCAAGTGGGAAGAGGAGCGGCGCCGCAACGCGCAGGTGCCCGGCACACGCGCGCCGGTCGAGCCTCCACCGCAAGAGATATTTGGTCGTGGACCGCCGCGCATCGTCACGCCGGCTGGGCTGCCGTCGTTCCGCGAATATACGCCGCCGGATGCAGCAGGCCTCGCGCGGCAGATGGCCGACGCCCGCGAGCTCGGCGACGCAATCGCCGCGGTGCGCGCACTCCAAGCCGCCCAGGCGCAGCAGCAGAACACGGACGAAGACGACATGGCCGACGCGCTGCGAGCGCTCGCGGCGCTGGGGATCAAAGGAGGAGGGGGATGAGCGAGAAGGCTATCAAAGCTTGGATGATGAGCAAGGAGGGTATTTACGAAGAACTACTCAGTCACATCGAGCATCACGACATCCGCGAATGGTTCGACCACGGGGCTCGCGCCGAAGGCGCCAACACGATTTGGAGCGCCGTCGATCAGATGACCGATGAGCAACTGGAACGCGGTTTGGCGAGGATGCTGAGCAAGCACTACAACCCAAAACTCTACCGGCACATACCGCCGAAACGCTAAAGGCGCCTGGGGGGCTAAATGGCGGACGACCCGATTGCGTCGCTTGCTGAACTCAAACTAATCAAAGACAGCGCCGAGCTCGAAGCGGAGATTTCCAGTCTCGCGCCGGGCTGGTTCGTGCACGTCTACCGGCGCCTGCGCGGCGAGGCCGCTGAAGCCCTCGCCGCACTAGCCCTGGTCGATCGGGAGTACGAGGCGAAGGAGTTTCGCGAGTTTCAGGCCCGCGTGCGCGCCTACGACATTTTCATGCGGGAAGTCCGTTCCTTCATCAACGAGGGCGTCAACGCCGACCAGCAGATGACCGAGAAAGAGCGCCAGGAGGTGCTCGACATTCTGATGGATCAAGGACCGGACGGACAGAGCGTCGCGGTCGATCTCGGATTGATCGACGAGCCGCCGGGCAGCGGCGGGGCCTAAAAAGCAGGAGCGGGCGGAATGTCTGTAATAACCGTATACGGCGCCGGCATGGACGACACCGTGGCGGTCCAGGCGGCGGTCAACGCCGCGAAAGCTGGCGACACCGTGCTGGTGCCGGCGGGCACGACATGCCGGATCAACCCGATCGCCAACGCAACTCCCTTCTACAGCAGCCGCACCGGCATCGCCCTGAAGTCGGAGATCACGTTCCAGATCGACGGCACGATCCAGGCCATCCCGAATATGGCCGATCACTATGTTATTTTGGTCGCGCAGAACGTGGACGGCCTTGTCATCACCGGCAAGGGCAAGATCGTTGGCGACCGCAGCGCAGGAAACCCCGTCGTCCGCGGCGTGGCAGGGCAGTGGGGCTTCGGCATCGGCCTTGGCCCGGCGGCGAAGAATGTCACGATCAACGGCGGCCTGACCATCAGCCAATGCTTCGGCGACGGTCTCACAGCCATCGGCGCCACCGGCCTCGTGGTCGACCACGTTACATTCGACAGCAACTATAGGCAAAACGCCTCGCTGATCGACGTCAATGGGGTGAAGATCACCAACAGCACGTTCTCCAACGCCGGGCAGTCGAACCTCGACCTGGAGCCGGCGTGGGCCGGGCAGAGCATCCTCAACGTAGCCGTGAGCAACTGCGACTTCGTGAACTGCTGCACGCTGTTTCCATTGGGCTCGAAGAAAGTGCACGTCGGCATCGGTTCGTCGCCCGGCCTCGGGACCTTCAAGGGGATCAACGTCGACAGCAGCAATCAGTTTGACGACAAGATGCAGCCGATATGGGTCCACGACACCGCGGGCACGACCGGCATCCCGCCTTGGGCCGCCGCCCTTAACGTCGTGTTCTATCAAGGGCTCAAGGCGGACTGGTATCGCTTCTGGGGCTATCCGACGTCCTGGTCGGACTAATTCGCGCCGAAAATCCGAAAAAAACGGCGCGAATTCACCGCACTCGGAATAACTGATTAGCTACTGATTAGTGACTCAACCTGAGTCACTTCGCACCGTTTCGCATCACCGCGCATCACGCAGAGGCCGCCATCCCGGCGGCCTTTTTCATTTGGGGAGCTCAATGCCTGACACCGTTGTTACGCCGCATCAGAACACGCCGCAGCAGGCGGCACAGGCCGCGGAGGCGGACACAAGAGCAAAGGGGGCGCAGGGGCCGATTCCAGGTGGCGAGACCGAGGCCGCGCTCGGGCCCGGTGACGGTTCTCCGCAGGACCCAGGCGCAAGCGCGCAGCCAAATAACACCGGAGCCCAGCCAGATAACACCGGGCGCCCGGCGCCGACCGTGCGCAGCAAGCACGACGATACGCGCGCCGCGATCACCGCGCGATTCCGCGCCGACAGAAACGAGCCCGAGACCGACGACATCCAGGATTTCGTGCGCTCCGGCGGCCTGCCGGAGGACTTCCGAGAGGCCGCGGCACCCGCGCCGGCGGAAAATCCCCCGGAAAATCCCGAGGAAAATCCCGAGGAAAATCCCCCGGAAACTCGGGAAGCGCCCCAGCCGCCGACCTTCAAGGTCAAGGTCAACGGCAAGGAAATGGAATTATCGCAGGAGGATTTGGTCAAGCACGCGCAGATCGCGCTCGCATCTGACAGCCTCCTCGACACCGCAAAGGCCAAGCTCAAGGAGATCAACGAGCTTCAGGCTTCAATCGCTAGGGCTCCGCGTCCGGCCCAGGACGGTCACCAAGCCGCCCCAGAGACGCAACCAGCCGAACAGCCACAGCCTGACCCTGCCGCCCCAAACCAGGACGAGCAGATCGCCAAGCTGATCGAGGCGATCCAGTTCGGCGACGATCCGGCACAGGCCCGTGAACTCTTGCGAAACACCATCGCAGGAATGGCGGGAGCAAAGCCTGATCAGGTCCGTCAAGAAGTCCAGAACGCCCTCGTCAATGAGCGCATGCGTGATGACGGTGCGCGCACGGCGAAGGTGCTCGACAGCTTCAAGAAGGACCACCCCGAGTTCGCGACCGACAAGCTCGCACAGGCCGCTCTTGAGCGGCAAATGTACGACTTGCAAGCGGAAGACTTGGTCGCACTTGGGCTCGATCCCGCCAACCTTGTGGAAGGGCGAGCGACAACACCAGCCGACATCGCCTCGGCCCACAAGTACTACCGTGCAAACGGCCATGCCGTGCGTCCGCCTGACGTTCTCTTGAACGAGGCTGCGCGCGCCGTGGGTGAATGGCGCGGGATCAAAGCACCAGCAACCCAGGCCGATCCGGCAAACCCGGACCCGCAACGCGGCGCGCCGCGCATCGTCGTCAATCGCGATGCAAGACGCGAGGCCGTCCAGCAACAGCCGTCCCGTTCAGCAGTGCCACGACAGCCGCAGCAAACGGCCGCCGCGCCGCGCGACCGATCCGCAATCGTCGAACAGATGAAAGCGAATCGCGCCGGCAAGCGCGGTCAGGTGCTCGGCATCTAACACCAAACAAACGGGGCCACAGAGAAGGAGCTTGCCCCATGGCAGGACAACTCTGGGCTATCCCCACCGAAGGCGGATACATGTACTCCGACGAATTGTCGGACGTGCTCCGCCAACAGGTCCAGCCGTTGACGAAGATGCGTCAACTCTGCGACGCGGAGGATGGCACCAAGAAAGGTCTCAACAGAGGCGACAAGTACAACTGGGACGTGTATTCGAACGTCGGAACCCAGGGTCGCCGCCTCGATGAGTCCGCACCGCTTCCTGAAACCGGCTTCACGATCATTCAGCACCAGTTGACGGTGTTTGAAGCAGGCAACAGCGTGCCGTACACCGGCAAGCTTGTTGCTCTCGCGAAGCATCAGGTCGCGAGCATCATCGACAAGACCCTAAAAGATGACGCCAGAAAATACTTCGACATAGAATCGTATCTGCAGTTCAAGAATACGGTTCTTCGTGCGGAGCCTTCGTCTGGCACATCAACGACCGCGATCAATTTGGACACCAACGGCACAGCCTCGGTGACAAATAACGTCGCGCTCGGCACGGGTCACGTCAAGGCCCTCGTCGACACCATGAAAGAGCGGAACATTCCGCCCTACACGGCCGACGACTACGTCTGCGTGTCGAATCCAAGCACTTTCAGGAACTTTAAGAACAGCTTGGAGACCATCCACCAGTACACGGAGACGGGTCTCGCGCACATCTTTAACGGCGAAATCGGCCGTTACGAGTCCACCAGATACGTCGAACAGACGTTCATCCCGAAAGGTGGAGCAGCAAACGCGACGTCCTACGATCCGTGGGGCAACGTCGCGCAGGCGTGGACCAACAATCTCTCGTCCTGGGCCATCTTCATGGGCGGCGACACCGTCACTGAAGCCATATGCATTCCAGAAGAAATCCGAGCAAAGATCCCCGGCGACTACGGTCGCTCGCGGGGTATCGCTTGGTACTACCTGGGAGGCTTTGGCCTTGTGCACACCGATGCCCTGAACGCGCGCGTCGTGTTCTGGGACTCGGCAGCGTAAGGAAGGAGCAAACAAACAATGAGCTACGAAACCTCCGACGTAGAGCTCTACGAGTACGCGGAAGCAACGACGTGGGCAGCCACGAGCGTTGTTCGCTACATCGTAGGGCCCCGCGGCAAGGTCGGATTTGTTCGCGATCTCATGGTCGATATTACCACTTCGATGGTCGGCACCACCTCGGTTGCCGAGCTTCAGGTCGGTATCTCGTCCGGCGACACGACCTACGGCCGCTACCGCCTCGGCACGGCTACCGCTACGGGCTACAACACCGGCCCGTACCGCGCCAGCGCCGAGCTCATCACCGGCAACCCGCCCCGCGCCCTCGCCGACTATGCAGGCCACGTCGTCCTCGACGGTGGCCCGCTGACGTCGTCGGGCATCGCCGGCGGCTCCTACGGGACCGTGGTCCCCAAGGGCCGCATTCCGGCATCGGGTTGGACGATCACCAACGTCGTCCAGGGCGTCGACTCGTCCCACAGCCGCATCTACGTGCAGGGCAGCCCTGGTGGCATGACCCCGCTCAAGGATCTGACTGTCGGCATGCTCGTCAGCGTCCAGGGCGTCACTGGCTCGACCAGCGTCAACGCCAACAAACAGGCCGTGACGGCGATCGACTCCACGAGCTTCCAATACTTCGAGGTCGCGCAGACTTTCTCGACTGCGTACACCGCCGGTGGTGTTGTGTGGCTCAACGTCGTCATCACCCTGCAGGCCAATGGCGCCGGCTCTGGAAACGGCGGCGGTATCCCGCGCGTCAAGATCCAGTGGCTTGGTTCCAACGTCTGGTAAGCCAACCACCACAACAGCGAGGAAGGGGGCGCCGCTCCCTTTCTCACCCCCTCACCAGGAGCAACGCCATGCGCGGCCTCGGTTTGTTTTTTGGAACCACGAAGCGGAACGACCCGATCAGAATGAACGATCCTCGCCCGCTTCCCGTCCACGACGACGCCACTCACACCGGCGACGCAGGCAAGGACGGGTACACCGTGCTTTCCAGAGCATCACCGGACGCGCAAGGCTCGCCCCCGCCTGTTTCGGGCGTGGCCGGCCCGACCTATCGTGGTCCCGACCAATCGTTCGAGCAGTAATCCCCCCAAACCACAGGAGGACGCGAATGGCACAGACCAATCGCCCCTACGGCAAGGACAACCCCGAAAAGTTCATTTCTGGAGCATTGACGGGTGGTTCGGGCAAGTCGGAAGGCATCCACGAGCGCTCGATCGGCCGCGGCCAGACGTTGTGCACGGCACTGCCGATGGACAACGTGAAGCTCGCAATGCCCATCAAGTCGTCGATCGAGGACATGTCCTGGCGCGGTAGCGACGAAAACCTCAAGCACTCGCTGACGGGAGTCAGCGCCGTGCAGGAGACAGTCGGCGCCGCTGGCAGCGTCAAGTCCGGCGACTAAAGCGGTCTCACAGCCGCTTGTCATGAAGGCCCCGGTTCGTCCGGGGCCTTTTTCATTCCAGCAAGGAGCAAACGATGACTGAGCCGAAGCTGCGGCTTGACCGCGGCAAGCAGTTCTCCGAATGCCACGGAGAGCGCACCCCTGACGATCCGCACTATCGCGTGGTGCATTGGCAGGGCGGCAAGATGGGGGGACACGTCATTCTCCTGCCCTTCGACGCCCAAGACAATCTGATCGAGGATGACGGCAAGACGGAGCCGTTCGAAGGCATGGGCCTCGACAAGAATGGCAATCCGGTCACCGTCAAGTATCAGCCGCTCTACTCGCCGGGAATGCGCCGTTTCCTCGCCGCCAAGACCGCAAGGGTCAAGGCGCAGGAGGAACAGCGCGCGAAGACTTCCGCCGAGGATTTCGGACTCGAAGACGAAGAGGGGGCCGACGAATTCTCCGACAGCCTGGGGGCAACGCCGGGCGGTGGTGTCGACCTCGCGGCGTGGCTCAAGGGCGAGCAACGCTATCAGCCGCACCAGATCAGGAACGCGGTGCGCGACAAATTCCACAAGAACGTGTCCGCACAGTCGATCCCGCAGATCGTGGTCGACCTCGTGCTCGACGAGAACGTGGTGGATGAGAGCGCGCTAGCGCCTCAGTTCCTCAAGATGCTGCCGCCGGCCGAGAACCGCGCCAGCGCCGGATAATCTCCGCACTATTCTCCGCAGTTCGGCCGCGGAAGCAATTCCTCGGCCGCCCCTCCTCGCGTTATTTGAGGCTCTCCCATGGCAGATTTTGTGACGGAAACCGGCCCGCAACAGTTCGAGGCCGGAATCGGATTCGTCGGCAATAATCCGGTGTTTGGTGGCCGCGACAAGCTGACTGCGTCCACGACGCACAGCATCGCGGGCGGCACGCCGATTGATCGCAACGTCTGCCGTTTCACCGTCGTCGCCAACGCCGGTGACGCGGGAACGCTGCCGTTCGGCGCTCCTGGCCTCGCGGTCACGGTCATCAATGCTGGCGCCAACACCATGCAGGTGTACGCCGCTCAAAGCGGCGACACCCTCAACGGCATCGTCGGCTCGACCGGCATTCCGGTGATGCCCGGCGGCTGCGTCAATTTCTATGCCGCCGCGATCGCGGCTGGTCTCACCACCTGGACCGCTCAGGACGTCGGCGTCGGCAACAGCGGGGCCTATCCCACTGTTGCCTACCAAACAGCCCTGACCGCCGGCACGACGCAGACCGCGGCCGGTGGCACGCCGATCACCTCGTCGATGGCCGAATTCGACACGGTCACCAACAATAACGACGGCGGCACATTGCCGCCTGCACAGCCAGGAATGCAGATCAGCGTCATCAACAACGGCGCTCACACGATGCAAGTCTTTGCCGCGACCGCAGCGCTTGGCGGCGTAGGCGGCGGCGACACAGTGAACGGCAGCACCGTGACGACGGTCACCAACGGCACCATCACACTGTTCTTCTGTACCGTCCAGGGCAAGTGGCTGACGAAGTAACGGCGCTGGAATGACGCTCTCCCGGTATCCGATCGGTCGGCCGAGTGGGCTTACTGTAGACCAGGAAGAGCAAGAGTAGCGCCGTGAAGATGATGGCGATCAACGCCATGGCGGCGATGAGGCGCGGCAAGTCTTGACGTTGGGGCAGGCCTCGCGGCGGCTCTAGCGCCTCGCCGATACAGCGCATCCCCAGCAAAAACAACTCTAAGCGGCCCATCCTCCATTGCGTCTCAACACGCGGGTTGAGATCGGAAATGAAAAGCGTCCCGTCGCCGTAGTCCAGGCTCGGGCCTTCGTTGCCCAGGAACAGATTTCGTGTCGGTGGAAGAGTGTCAGCCATGGCGATGTCCTACACAAGCCTCACGGCAGCCAAGGGCACGCCGGGCGCGATCGCGACGTGGGTGAACTACACCAAGCTCGACATCGGCACCGTCGTCGATGAAGCCCAAGCCCTGCTCTACGGCGAAGGCCGTCTGCGCACGCGAGAAATGAAGACGAGCTACGACTTCACGCTCGCGGTCAACCAAGCCTATCTGCCGCTGCCGACCGGGTTTCTCGATCCGATCGGCGACCTACAGATGGCAACCTTCAATACGCGGGTAAAGCACAAAGACGCCGCCTACGTCAAAAACAACCGAAATTACACAGAAACCTTGGGGACGCTGGGGACAGACCCATTCACCACCACGACCTCCTCAAATACAGTGTCGGTCAACCTCCCCGGCCACGGTTTCACCCAGGCGTCGGTGTTTTACACAACTGGTGCCGCGGCCTTCAACGGGGCAACGATTACCGGCACATTCCCGATAAACGGGATCACCGACGCCAACAATTTCACGATCGACATTTCGATCCTGGGCCCGACGCCCTCCGGCTCGGGCTCGGGCGGGGGTGCTGCGGTCACCTATATCTGCGACGCCATCGTTCCAGGCACGCCGCTGTTCTGGGCCATCTGGGACGAACGTGTCCAGTTCGACCAGCCCGCATTTCAGACGACGCTATGCAGGCTCCACTATTACCAGAGCCTGCCGCTGCTGGCGAAAACCTCCAACGAAACGAACTTCCTGACCAATCGGTATCCGAAACTCATGCGGGTCGCCTGCCTCGCGGCAGCGGCCGAGTTCATGAAGGACGACGCCGAATACCAGAAATACGTGACGCGGCTTGTTCAATCCATCGAGGCAATCTCGATGGAGAACGACATGCACGAGCGCGGCATGGAGCTCGACCCCTACATCCCGTGAGTTAGCCCATGACCGCTGATACCTTCTCAAACACCCTCGGTTTCACCATCATGGGGACCGGGAACGACAATAACTCGTGGGGAAGCATAGCCAATTCGACCGTCTTCCAGATTTTCGAAGACGCCATCGCCAACTTCCTGACCTCCGCAGTCTCAGGCGGCACGCTCGATTTCTCTGGCAGCCCGCCGCCTACGGCGGCCTCCCAGGTCCGCTACTCGGCGCTGGTGTTTACCGGCGCGCTGGGCTCCGACCAAACCATCCAGGTTCCCAACCTGACGAAATTCTGGTGGGTCAATAACCAGACCTCGGGCGCCCACCTCCTCAAGATCAAGACGCCGTCCGGCTCGCTCTCCACCGCGATCCCGCAGAATTCTGGCTGGCAACTCGTCATCTGCGATGGCGCCAACGACATCATCGTAACGCCGTTCAATTCGGTGCAAATCCAGATGCCGGACGGGTCGGCAGCGGCCCCGGCCTATTCGGACATCAACGAGACCAACTCGGGTTGGTATCGCCACGGAACGCAAGACTGGCGGCTATCCATAGCCGGGAACGACGTTTTGCAGATAACCGGCGCCGGCGCCGGCACGCCGAGCGTCGTCAACGTTCTCTCGCCGAACAGCCTGCAAATCGCGGGCGCACAGGTTCTTCCATCCGGCGCGGAGATTCCCTTTGCTGGCGTGACGCTGCCCTCGGGCTTCCTGTGGGAGTTCGGACAGACGGTCTCGCGCACGACCTACGCCAACCTCCTGAGCGCGCTTCGTATCAGCTTCACGGCCTCGTTCAGCAACGGCTCGCCGACGCTGAGTAGCGTCTCGACCGATTTGCGCAACCTCGGCCTTGAAGGCGCGGTGCTGGAATGCGCGACGCCGGGGATTACCAACCTCACCATTTCCTCGATCGCGTCCGGCAGCATAACCATGTCGGGCAATGCGACCGCTGGCTCCAGCGGATCGGTCACGATCTTCGCCTACCCGTATGGCAATGGCAACGGGTCGACCACGTTCACCATCCCAGACCGCCGCGGCACCGTACTTGCCGGCCGCGATAATATGAGCACTACCCCCGGCACGGCTGCTGCAGGACGTCTCACGGATGATGTTCCGGGGGGAATTCTTGGAACCAAACTCGGGTCAGGCGGGACGAACATTAGCGGCGAGCAATCTCATCAAATCCAGAGCTTCGAATTAGCGAGCCATAGTCACGGGGTCAACGATCCTGGGCACAGCCATGGGGTTACGAGGCTTGTGACTGCGAGCACGGGTACCGCCGGCGGCGGCAATCTTTTGGGATCGAGCAGCAGCGCCAATACCAACGCGGCGACGACCGGCATCAGCATCCAAAGTAACGGCAGTGATGTCAATCACAATAACGTCCAGCCGACAGGCATCAGCAACTACATCATCAAGATTTAAGGGGGAGCGCGCCCATGTCCGCTCTCGTTCCCGTCCCCATTAACCCGCCGCCGGGAGTGGTGGTGACGGAAACGCAGCGGGTTGCGGAAGGACGCTGGGTCCTGCCGGTCGACAAGATCAGGTTTCACCACAGCCGCCCGCAGAAGATCGGCGGCAACCGCCGCGTCACCTCGACCGCAATGTCGGGCACGCCGCGCGCGACACTATGCTGGCAGGACTTCCTGCAGAACCCCTACACCGCCTGCGGCACCTACCGAAAATTGTATGCTTTCGATTCGAGCTTCACGCTCAACGACATCACCCCGTTCTCATCGACGGGCACGCTGAGCACCGGCCCGATCGTCACGCACGGCGCGATCACGGGTGGCACTGGCTATACCGCCGGCACCTATACAAACGTCCCGCTGACTGGCGGCACCGGCTCTGGCGCAAAAGCAACGATTGTCGTAGCTGGCGGCGCCGTTACCACGGTCACCATCACCGCATTCGGTGATTTCTATACCGTAGGCGACACGCTCTCGGCGGCGGCGGCCAACATCGGCGGTACTGGCTCCGGCTTCTCCACGCCGGTCGCCACCATTGGGATATTCCAGACCACGTCGGGTTCGACTTCGGTCGAAGTCTCAGACGTTTCGCACGGCCGCAACCCAGGCGACACCGCGATCTTTTCTGGCGCGACGCTGTTCAACAACGTCACCATGAACGGCCCGTTCGTCGTCGCGACCGTCATCGACACCAACCACTATACGGTCACCGCAAACACAACGGCCAATGCGACCGGCCCAGGCGGCGGGTCGCCCATTACCTTTCAATACGAGATCCCGGTCGGGACCGAGCTCGGCTCCTACGGCCAGGGCTGGGGCACCGGACCTTGGGGGCTGGGCACCTGGGGCACGCCGCGAGGTTCGAGCACGATCTTTTTCGAACCGCGGGTGTGGTCGCTCGACAATTTCGGCGTGGTCCTCGTCGCGGCCTACAACGGCGGTGGGCTCTGGTTCTTTGACCCGACGCAGAGCCAGCCATGGCCGCGCGCGGTCGCTACCTTCGGCGGCAACCCCGTCGTAGGCGCGCCGACGAATATCCGCTTCGTGTTCGTCTCGCCGGAGCGGTTTATCTTCGCGCTCTCCGACGCCATGGTGGTCAACGTCTGCTCGCAGGGCGACCCTACGACCTGGACGCCGGCGACCACCAACACTGCCTTCGCCCGCACGCTGCAAGTCGGCTCAAAACTCGTTGCCGGCCGCGCGCTGCAGCCCTTCATTTCGATGGTGTGGTCGGATAACGCGGCCTATCTGTTCCAGTACACCGGCTCGCAATTCCTCTACAACTCATCGCTCGCCGGCCGCGACTGTGGCCTGATCGGGCCAGACGCGGCAGTCACTGTCGACGGTCTCGCCTATTGGATGGGGCCAGACAATTTCTATACCTACAACGGCTCCGTTCAGCCGATGCCCAACGTCGAAGACATCCGCAAGTACGTGTTCGACGCCGTTCCTGACACGCTCGCCTTCCAGTGTTGCGCGATCTACATCCCGAAGTACCATGAGATTTGGTGGTTCTACCCCACGACGGGAGATACGAACCCGACCAGATACGTGGCCTATTCGATCGACGATCAGTGTTGGGCAACGGGCACGGCGAACTTTTATTCGAGCGTGGGCGTGGTCGCGGGCCGCGCGTCGGGCTCGCACTTCACATCCGGCGACACCTCGCCGATCATGGCAGGTACGGATGGGTATCTATACAATCATGACTTCATCGGCGACACCTTCGACGACAACGGCAATCCGCTGACTTGGATGCTGACACTGTCACCGTTCACATTGCAAGACGGTGTTGTCTCTCACGACATCGAGGGCATCCTGTTCGACTTCTTCCAGCAGGAAGGGGACGTCACGGCCACGGTCAACACCTTTGACCGCCTCACTGACCTCGTGGCCGAGGACACTGAGACAGAGATCATCCCCGACACGGAAGCCGGGCTTACCGACTTCCGCATTTCAGGCCGCTATTCACAGCTTCAAATGACGTCGTCCGACGCGGGCAACTACATGCGGCTCGGCAAGCCGGTCGCCTTCATTCGGCCGACCGCAAAGCGGCGCTAAGCGGAGCGTCTTCACCCGCGCCACTACGGTCGAGGGCGCCGCTTCCGCCGATGTCCGCCGATGGAGTGAACCGCCGCACGGGTCCCGCGATCCTGCGGACCACCTCTTTCGCTTCCGCCTTGGTGGCGTATCGCCACCTGATTTCCGGCGTCGGCAGGCCGGAGATATTGGCGACGAGTCGCTGCTCTTGGATAAGCAAGACGAACTGTGCCTGAACCTCGTCGTCTGCCGAGAGCATCACATCGTCCGGCCCGATAAAGTCGATGTGGTTTGTGGGCCGCCAAACGCTGATGACCTCCGGCTCAAACACCTTCTTCTTCGACCGGAAGTAAGCCCAGCATGCGAAGGACAGCAGGGCGAGACCGATTGCGCCGGCCAGTATGCTTATTGCCAACAGCAGTTCAGCGGGTTGGTCGAGCAAGGGCATTTGTGGCCTCCCCTAAAGCGGCGGGTCCGACATCCACCTGATAAGCGGTCGGTGGAGCGGAACGCCCACGGCTGGCGGCTGGACGAAGATCAATCCAGCGGTGCGCACCGGATGGATTTTCCAACTGTCGTGCAAAATGGCCGTCTTGCCGTCAGCACTAACGGCCTTGACCGGGGCGACGTGATAGGCGCGACCACCCCGCGAGACGAAAACGGCCACCGTGCCTGGGGCGGGATTAACGCGCTGGAACTTCGGCCCCAACCAATCAGCCGCAAGCCACCAGTTGATACCATTGCGCACATGGTCGGTGAAGCCCATGAGCATCGCCTCGGCCCAGCAGCCGCACGGGCCGCCCATGGAGGCCGCCGCCCAGAAGCAATTCGGCTTCACGCCCACTCCCGTTCTTTCATTGTGGACGCGGACCGAGGCATAACGCCGGTGCTGATAGTGGAAATGCCGCGACGTGAGATACTTGCCGAAATGGTGCGTCGCGACGTGATGATGGCGATAATGGTGGCGGGCCTCTGCGGTTGTTGAAAGACCAGCAAGCGCAAGCGTTCCAGCAGCGAGCATTGCTGCTCGCAAGAGCCTCATCCTCATTTGAATTCCCCCGTGTTCCGATACTCGGAAAACGCCGCAGTCTGTCGGCGTGAGGGGGGTCAGTCAACCCCTAAAACCCTAACCAAACCTTACCGTGGATAAGTCAAATGAAGGCGCCGGACCCGATTTGGTCCTCCTTCTCAGCGGTGAATTCGCACATCCCCTCGTGGGCCCAATCCTGTTTGTAGTCGCAGTGGCAGCAAATCCAGCCGTTCCGCGTCGCGACCAAATCTCGGTCGCCGCCTCCTTCGTGACCGGGGCAGGTGAAGGGGTGACGATACTTGAAGCGCTGAGAGCGATTGAGGTTGTCAACCTGCACGGCAGTCCAGGGCGCTTTCACCACGATTGACCTCCATAGGGTTAAACACAATGCGTCGCGTCACCATCAACCCAAACAACCCACGGGCCGCGCTGACCGAAATCGCTCGCGCGAGTCAGGACGGCGACGTCGTCGACATCGGCCAAGCGTTCACGATGGACGCAACGCCCGTGCTGACGACGCAACTCCTCGTCACCGCCCCGACGCTCGCCAACACGAACCTTGTGCTGGCGAACCTGCTCCAGGCCCTTCAGAAGGGCGGGATCAATCGGTCAACTTGAGCCACTCGATCCAGTTGAGAACAAGCGGGCCATCAGCCGGCGCCCGCACCGGCCGGGGCGCCGGGCATTTGGTCAGGATCTCGGTGAAGACCGAAATGTCGGTCTGCGTCTTCTTGAGCGGGACGAAATAGGCAGCCTCCCAGCAATCAGGCCCCCATCCGACCAGCCCCACATAGTCCGCTCCAAAGTAGTGCCGGACGTCGCCGTTCAACGTACAGATTTGACCGCGTCGCGGCCCAGCGATGTTGTTGCCATTCGACACTCTGTACCAGGGACCGCCGGGGTGTACGCACAGCACTTTTTCTCCTCGCTCGAACATTGCAGCCTCCTCGCGATTCGGAATTTGCATGTCAAATATCACGTTACGCTTTGCGGAAACAGACCAAGACGTAGTCGCTATCCACGCTTTCCTCTGCATTGTTGCCGGCCCGATGCTGCCGGGGGCGATCGACCCAAAAAAAAGCTCGACCGAGGTCTGGCGGATCGTCAACCAGGAATGCGCGATCGTGGCGATGGACGGCGCCCTCCTCGTCGGCACGCTAGGCATCATCAAGGCCGACTACTGGTGGGGTAATAAGAAGTTTCTCGCGAACCGATGGTTTCACGCGCTCCCGGCCAGGGGGATCGGGGCGATGCTCCTTCACGAGGGGGAGCGGTTCGCGAAAGAGGTGGGGCTGGAGCTCCACATCATCGACGAAGCCAAGGGGCGGCTTCTCATTCTCAATCGTCATCCCGCGCGTAAGTCAGTCAATCCGAATCTCGTTCGGCCCAAGCCGGCCGAAGAGGCGCGCGTGCTGCACTAGAGGTGCGCCCATGTGCTTTGGCAACAGTCAAACATCTACCCAGCAGACCACGACGCCCACGTCGATCCAAAATGCTGCGACACAGAACGTCAATGCTGCCACAGCTTTGCAGACCGCCGGCTTTACGCCGTACTCTGGGCAACAGGTCGCCGCGTTCTCGCCGCAGCAGACGTCTTCCTTTGGCATGGGGACGAACGTCGCCAACGCCGCCGGCGGCAATATCCAGCCCGGCGCCGACGCGCTGAGCGCCGCATTAGGCAACGCTTCGAGCGGCGCGCCCTACTCGCCAATCTCGTCCAACATGTCGCCGTACATGAATCAGTACGTGTCGATGGCGCTGCAGCCGCAGCTTGCCGCGGCGGCGAACTCCTACATGCTGCAGTCGCAGGCGAACCAGGGCGCCGCCACCTCGGCCGGCGCCTTCGGTGATCCTCGGGCGAATCTCCTCCAATCAAACCTCGGCCTCAACTATGGCCTCGAAAACGCAGGCTTGGTCGGCAACGCCTACAACGCGGCGTTCAACACCGCGATCGGCGCCGGCGCGCAGGACGTCTCCAACAAGCTCAACGCCTGGGGCGTCGGACAGAACGCACTCCTGGGCGCATCCGGCGCGGCCTTCAATCAGGCGACCGGAGCGGCGAACCTCGAAAACACCTTCGGCGCGCAGCAGACCGCTCAGTCCCAGGCGCAGCTTAACGCACAGTACAATCAGTGGCTCATGGCTCAGCAGTATCCGTTCCAGACGGCGCAGAACACCGAGGCGGCGATTGGAGCGGCGGTGCCGACCAACACGACCACGACGACGAGTGCGCCGAATAACGCGGGCTATGGCATGCTCGGTGCACTGTTCGGCGCCGGCGGCGCGGCTGCGGGTGGCTACTTTTCTGGCCAGAGGCCGTTATTTGCCGCCCCGGTCGCGGGGGCTGCCGAGGGCGGCGACGTGGACGAGGATCAGCCGGTCCTCGTCGGCGAGAAGGGCCCCGAGCTAATCGTTCCAAAGACCGCATCGAACGTCATTCCGTTCCACAAGGTCCAAAAGGCACTCGCCAACAAACATGGCGTGCGGCAAACCCCCGGCCCCGCCATGCAGTTTGGCCTCGCCGCATAGGAGGAGCTCATGGGCTTCCTCGACGGATTCGACAATCCCAACATCATGGACGCTCTGCTCGGGATCAATCTGTTCTCGCCGGGGGCGACGCCCCCTCCGAGTGCGCCTGCACCTGCCCCTGCTCCGCAGATGACTGGCGGTATGATGGGCGAGGTGCTCGACCCGCGGGCGCCGCCGACAGGTCCGCAGGTTGGGCCGAGCGGCCAGACGATTCCTGATAGAGCGGGACCGACATGGACGGGCACGCTTCCGCCTGGAACGCCGACCCCCGGCGTTCCGGCACCAGCACCCGGCCAGCCCGCGGGCCCGACGATGGCTGGCGTCAGCATGCCGCCGGCAGCGTTGCCAGGACAAGCCGCGGCAGCGGTCAACCCGAACGCTCCGCCGCCGCCTCAGTCATGGTCGCCGGGCTACGGTGGCGGCGCTCCGATGCCCAATCCGCCGGTGCCTGGAATGGGCGGCGGTCAAATGGCGGGCACGGGCGCGATCCCGACCAGCGTCGGCCCGATACAGGCCGAGCGCATAATGCAGCCACCTCCATCGACATATGACGGTCGGCCGCCGACATCGACGAACGGCAGCCTCGCGGCGGCGCTCGGCCTTACTCCAAGTGAGCGATGGGGCAGCGCCCTCAGCGCGGGCTTGGCCGGGCTTGGCCGCGGACTTACCCAAGTCGGACAGATGCGCCCTGGCACCCCCGGCGCGCAGGCATTCGCGGCTGGCGCCGGTGGCGGACTCGAAGGCGGCATTCATCAGCTTGACCTGCAGCAAGCGCAGGCGCGTCAGGCGAAGATGGACGCCTTCCTGATGAGCTCGAACGCCTTCAAGGATTGGATTGCCGCGCGCCATGCGGACAATGAAGACGACAGGACCAGATTCCAGGGGGATTTGTTCCGCGCTAGAGCCCGGCAAGCCATGACTAACGGCGGCGGCGCGAAGGGCATGCAGACCCCGGAGCAACAGGCAGCCTTCATCGAAGGCCACTCACTGATGTTGCGGGACCAACTCCGCAAGGGGAATGAGGCGAAGATAAAAGATCCTGGTGGTCCACTCGGGCCGCCCCTCTCTGACGACGAAATGGACAAGCGCGTCAACGATTACCGGAAAAGACTATACAAACAATACAAGATCGACCCGAGTGATGGCGCGAAGCTGGCGAGGGCAGGCGAGGACGAAAAGAATCCGCTCACCCTTAAAGGCGTGACGACGCAGGAGCAATTCAACCAGCAAGTGCCGGAAAATGCGTACTACGACACCGGCAGGAAATTCGACGCGACCGGCGAATACAAATTCACCCGCTCGGACGGCACCACCGACGTTCACCATGGCGAGCCCGGCGCCCCGGTGATCCTGCAGCGCATGCCGTCGATGCCGCAGCCGCAGCCGTCGCCGCAGCAGCAATCCCAAAACTTGGAGGATTCGTACCTGATGGGCGGCGGAATGGGGACCTCATGATAGATGGCTCTCGAAGACGCGCTCGGGGCGACCGACCCGCAAACTGACCAGGACCCAGGTCAGGGCCTCAGAGATTTTGTCGGCCAGCGCGCGCCGGACCTTGCCCAGAACGGAGCGGTCGATCCGCAGACGGTAGTCAATCGGCTTATCCGCAAGCAACAGGATAAGCTCACCCAGCGCGCCCAAGAGCGGCAAAAGGCGGAGAATCTCGACTTCGCGGAATTCGGCGCTGACAAAGAACACGCCAACCAGGGCCCAGATTTCGCGGAATTCGGCATGCCGGCGGGCGGCGTACAAGAACCGCCGCGCCCGAATGACCAGCCCGAAGAGGCCCAGGCGGCACCGGCGCAGCAGCCATCGACGCTCGGCAGCATTGCCAGCAGTCTCGGCAAGGCCGCGGTACGCGGCGCCGTTCCATTGCTTGGCATCCCCGGCGCGCTTGACGCAGCAAGCACTCTCGGCAGAGCCGCGGCGCGAGCCCCTATCTCCATGGCCGGCCACGCCCTTCAGGGTCTCGCCACGGCTGATACGCGCATCACCGCAGACGAGCCCGCGCCGAAGCCCGAGGAATCCTCGCTCTGGAAAGCTGGCGAGGCGGTCGAGCAATTTGGAAAGAGCATCCCGCTTACCAAAGAAGAGCAGGCGTCCTTCACCGGCCAAGTCGGCTCGGGCCTCGGCACCGCTGGCGCGCTGATCGGCGCCGCGATGATCCCAGGCGTGCCCGAGGCCGCCGCGATCGTAGGCGGTGCGGCCCTCTTTGGCCTTTCGGGCGTCGGCGAGACCTACAAGGCGGCGAAGGAAGCGGGCGCTGACGAAACCACGGCTCGCGATGCGGCGTCCAAGTCAGGTGCGCTGCAAGCGACGCTCGGCAGCATTCCGCTCGCTGCGGTCCTGAGAGGATTTGCGCCGAAGGCGGCGAGCCTCGCCGTCAAGATGCTGCTCGATGGCACTATTGACGCTGCCGCTTTCGCGGGCATCGGCGAGCTACAAACAGCCATCCAGGCCAAGATTGACCAACTCTATAATCCGAAGGCCGGATATGAGCTTGATCCAAAGCGCGTTGCGGCCGAAGCCCTAACCGGCGGCGTCCTCGGCGCTGGTCACGCAGCGCTCAATCACGGGTCTGCTGACGCTGGGGCTGGCGAAGCAGGTACGAAGCGCAAGCCCCCGGCTGACGCTTTCGAGACGAAATGGAGCCGCAGAAAGCGCGATAATTGGGAGGCGCGCGCGACGTACTACGGCGAGCATTCACCGGACGACATTAGCCGAATGTCCGATGAAGACCTGGATAAATATGTCCACGAGAAAGACGCCCAGGACGCGCGGGCCGATGCGACCTATCAGCGAGGCACCGCAAGCTACCGCCACTCCGAAAAGCGTGCGAGCGACGACGAAATCCTGAAACGCTTCTTCACTGAAGATGAAATCGCCGGCTGGTCGCCGGAAGAGAAAGAAGCAATCATCCGGGAGCACGACGGCTACGGCGGCGTGACGGGCGCCGAGGAAGCCGGGCCGGGAACGCGCGACAAGCCGATCGACCTCAAGTCAGCCGAGGACGTGAAGCGCGCAGGCGATCTGGTCAACGAGAACTACAGCCACGCCCAGGGCGAGGCGAACAATACCCAGCGGGTCCATGTCACTTGGAACGGCATGGATGCGACGCTCGAAGCCGGCGCCGGCGGCGTGCGCAAGGGGATCGCGCCGGACGGAACGCCCTACGACCAGCACTTTCCGACCGCGCACGGGTACTTCAAGGGCACGACTGGCGCTGATGGTGATCACCTCGACGCCTACTTTGGGCAGCATCCCACGGCGCCATCGGTCTATGTGATCGACGAGCTCGACCGGGACACCGGCAAATTCAAGCAACACAAGGTTTTCGCCGGCTTCGACGGCATCCAGTCCGCGATTGACGCCTACAAGGCCACGGAAGGCAAGAAACCCGGCCAAGTCGGGGGCATGCGGGCGTTCTCGATCAAGGATTTCAAGGAATGGCGGAAGGGCGACCTCAGCCGGCCCGTGTCGGATGCTGTACACTATAATGTATCGGGTGGGCGGGAACCCACGGCAGCCGGAGGGGCGGAAGCCGTGGGCACCAAGCCCGCTAGTGCGAAAACAGAGGCGACTTCCGGCCCTGTTCGCACACCGGAACCTCCCGAGATCCACGTCACCGCGGCGCACCGCGAAGTCATCGAGAAGATGCTTCGCGAGAACCAGATCCCCACCAATACCCTGCGCCCGCGCTCGGTAGCGCATGCCGCCGAAATTCACGCTCGCGAGGGGCTCGCCCCCAACATGGCCTTCAAAGTCGCGGTTGCCCGCGACTTGGTGGCCGATGGCCTGATGACGCCCGAGCGGGTCAAGGAGGAATTCGGTGAAGAAGTCGCCGCAGCTTTATCGCCCCGAGGGGCAAGCAAGCCACGCCCTGAAGCACGCGGCACCGGAACTGGTGGGGCGGCTCCCGCGGCTCCCGCACCTGCGTCTGAACGAGTTCCGGGCGGCGAAAAAGCTCGCCCTGCCGAAGGCGAGCGCAAGCCTGTCGCCGCCGAAGGCGCTGGGAAGCCCGGTCGTGCCGAAGCAGGAGAGCATCCCGTTCGCGGCGCCGCCAGCGGGCAGCGCGCTCCCGAAAGCCCTCCCCGCGAGCCTCGGCAGCGCGCAGAAGCCCCCCCTCGGAAATCTCAAACTTCCCCCAAAGCCTCCAGCGCTCCCCTGATCGGCGAGCCGGTAGAAAAAATCGGTGACCACAAGGTCACCGCAGCCGATGGCGCGCGCGTGGAGGTCAAGCCGGTTGTTGTTGAAGCGGCCGACCTTATCACGTCAGCAGACAAGGGCTACGACGCCGCCCTACAGCCGCGCCAACGCGATCGCGCGGCGAGCCAAGCGCAGATCCGCGAGATTGCGACAAAGCTCGACCCGGAACGCCTGGGCTACTCGGCCGAGGCCGATCGCGGCGCCCCCATCGTCGGGCCCGACAAGATGGTCGAGAGCGGCAACGGCCGGGTGCTGGCGCTGCGCAAGGTCTATGGCGTCGTCAGCGGCCATGGCTCGAACGCCAAGAAATACCGCGACTGGCTCACGGCCCAGGGCGTCGATGTCTCGAAATACAAAGAGCCGATCCTCGTCAGACAGCGCGTCAGCGACCTGGACGAGGCCGAGCGTCGCGATTTTGTGGTCGCCGCCAATCAGGCCGCCACCCTTTCCATGTCCGCTCCTGAGCGCGCTATGGCCGACGCAGGCCATATCACGCCGGACATGCTCGACCAGATACGTGAAAGCGACCTTGGCTCTTTGGAGAACCGCGCCTTTGTCCGGTCGTTTGTTGGTAGCCTGCCGGCGTCGGAGCGCGGCAATCTCACGAGCGCTGGCGGCGGCCTCTCCGCCGAGGGCCTGACGCGCGTTCGCAACGCCATCCTCGCCAAGGCCTATGGCGACGCTGACATCCTCGCCCGCATCACGGAATCGACCGACGATGATGTGAAGTCGATTTCGAATGCGCTTGTTGGAGCCGCGCCGGCCTGGGCGAAGATGCGTGGCGAGATTGATGCCGGCCGCGTCCCCGAAGAATTGGACATCACTGCTGACCTATTGGAGGCCGTAAAGAGAACGGCGGACGTTCGCTCCAAGGGCATGAAGATCGACGACTATCTTGCGCAGGAAGATGCGTTCGATACATACAAAGATGACGTCGATGCCCTGATAGGTGCCTTCTACGATCGGAATACCCGGCGGGCTCTGGGTGTTCAAAAGATCAGGGACTTCCTGGAATTCTATGCCCGCGAGGCGGCCAAGGTTTCGACCGAGAAAGGTCTCGACCTTGGTATTTCGAAGGTAACGGCACATGACATTCAAGAAGCGGCGATTAAAAAGTCCCAGGGCGCACGTCCTGGGGCGAGCGCTGAAGTTCCAGGGCGCGCGGACCGGCCAACCCCATCTGACGAAAATCGGCCAGCAAATGGCGGCGGGGGCATGGGACGACGGCTCGCCGAGCCCGAGCCCAAATACGGCGCAGAGCCCGGAGCCGAAGGACGCCCCCAACTTGTCATCCCCGGCAGCGAGCAGCGAAGCGGTGCCGAGCTTGCCCGGCGGCGAGCAGCCGAGCCCCTAAAGCCAAAGGTCGCGCAGAAGCCACTTGAGGGCGGCCTGTTTGGTGACCAGCGCAATCAACTCGACCTCCTGGCACCAACACCCCCTGCTAAAGCTGCTAAACCTGCTAAGATCACGGAACGTCCCGCGAACGAGCCGCCGCCGGCCCCACAGAACGCCTTCCCCGATCAGGTTGCGCCGCCGGCCCCGCCACCACAAATCACTGAGAAGCCCAAGAAGGCTGGTCAAACGTCGCTGTTTGATTGGGAGACCCCCGATGAGCGTCCAAGAACTGGAAAGTCTGGCCCGAAAGCATTGGGCGGAGTGGCTCCCGGAGAAAGTCGCGGACCTCAAGCGGGAGGGCAAGTACCCGGAGGAGGTGCACGCGGCGGCCGTCCTGGCGCAAAGGGAAATCGAGCACCTGATGCAGGACCGTCACTATTCGATTTCGGAGGCGCGGGAGGTGGCGCTCCCGCAGTACATCCTCCTCAAGCCAGAGGCCCCGCCGGAGGACGACGAGCAGGAGGAGGAGTTGCGGGAAATGGAGCGCGAGTACCAAAAGAATCCGCCCCCCGCCTCCCAGATGTAAAGCCCGAGCAGGCGCCCAGCGTCCCGGCGGTCAACTACCGCATCACCAACGAGACGGAATTAGGCAAGGGCTCCGAGGGCGTCAAATTCCGCGACAACATCGCGGCCATCGAGACCCTCAAGAAGATCGAGGCCGAGGACCGGCGCCCGACGCCGGCCGAGCAGCGTATCCTCGCCCGCTATGTGGGCTGGGGCGGACTGGCGAACGCCTTCCGCCAGCCGGGCACCAATGAGTTCAAGCCGGACTGGAAGGAGCGCGGCGAGACGCTCGAACCGCTCCTGACCAAGGAAGAGCTCCGCGCCGCCCAGCACTCCACGCTCGCCGCCCACTACACCTCCAAGGCGATCGTCGATGCCGCCTGGAAGATTGCCGAGCGGCTTGGGTTCAAGGGCGGGCTTGCGCTCGAATCCTCGATGGGGACCGGCAATTTCCTCGGTCTCATTCCCGAGCACCTCGCCGGCCAGACGCATTTCATCGGTGCGGAGATCGACAGCATCACCGCGCGCATCGCCAAGGCTCTTTACCCGCAAGAGACTGTCCTTCACACCGGCTTCGAGAAGTTGCCGCTGCCGGACGGCGAATTCGTGCTCTCGATCGGCAACCCGCCCTTTGGTTCCGAATCGCTGCGGTTCCAGCACAAGCCCGAACTCTACGGGCAGTCGATCCACAACCAGTTCTTTCTCGCATCGCTCGGCGCCCTGCAGCCGGGCGGCCTGCACATCGCCGTGGTCTCTCACTTCCTGCTCGATGCCAAAGACTCTTCTGCACTCCAAAAGATGGCGGTAAAGGCCGATCTTCTCGGCGCGATCCGCCTTCCTGATACGGCGTTCAAGGAGAACGCGCGCACCGAAGTCGTTACCGATCTTGTGGCGATGCAGCGCCGCACGCCGGCCGAAGAGAAGGAAATCCAGGATCTCATCGACGCGACGCAAGCCCCCGGCAAGAGCAAAGCGGACGCAGACCTGCGCGCCAGGGCGCGACGCGAACTGCGGGACAGGGTCCCGTGGCTCGACACGGATCGGGTAAGGGACCCGCTCGGCGGCGAGCCAATGGAGGTCAATCGGTATTTCGTCGAGCACCCGGACATGGTTGTCGGCCGGCTGGAACGCTCCGGCACCATGTACGGAAAGGGCCAAGTCAACGTCAAACTGGACGACCCGGAGCGCTTCCAAGGTCTCCTGGACAAGGCCGTCGAGCGCTTGCCCAAGAACAAGCTCGACCTCGGCAAGGAAGTCATCAACCGCACGCTGAAGCGCTTCGAGACGCTCTCCGACAGCATCAAGATCGCACTGCGCGGGCTTGAGCCCGGCCACCTCGAATACGACGACAAGGGCGCGCTCACTCAGATCGCGGAGCGCGAGACCGCGAACGGCGACTTCGAGCCGGTCAAGCGCGTTGTCGATGCCGACACGCCCTGGTCGCGCCAGTTGATGATGGACAATGAGGGCCGTTGGTTCACCTTGGAGCCCAAGGTCGACGCCAAGGGCGCCAGGGTCAAACAGGGCACTCGCAACGTCTACGAACGCAAGTATTTCCCGAACAACGAAGTGCCGCAGTCCTTGCGCCTGGGCGCAACCCGATTCGAGCGCGTCGGCGACCTGACCAAGTTGCGCGATGCGCTCCGCCGGCAGATCGAACTTGAGACCCAGGACGCACCGGCGAAGGTAATGGAGGGCAGCCGCGGCAGGCTCGCCGCGGCCTATCGCGGCTACACCGACAAGAACGGCTTGCTGCATGATCCATCAAACATGCGGCTTCTCAACGAAATGCCGGACGGTCCGTTGCTAATGTCGCTCGAAAGCGGCTACCGGCCGGCCGTTACCAACACCAAGGCGGCGCGCACCGGCGGCAAGGTCCGCAAGGCCAGCGCCAAGCCGGCCGCCATCCTCTCCAAGCGGGTCATCCTCAAATACGAGCCGCCGGAGAAGGCGGCCACGCCCGCTGATGCCCTGGCGATCTCGCTCTCCGAGCGCGGCTTCATTGACGTGCCGCGCGTCGCCAAGCTGCTCGACATCCCCGAGGACAAAGTCGGCGAGGCGCTGAGCGCCGGTGACAAGCCGCTGGCCTTCTATGACCCGGAATTGCAGCGCTGG